ATCATAAGTTGTTCCGTTTATAGTTAGTTGTCTTGCAGAAGAAACTCCACCTAAACCACTAAGCGTGTATGTAGGTACATTTAAAGTATTACTAACAAATGTTGATGCCCCACTTGAACCAGTAGTTGTTAACGATATGTTAGCTTGTTTAAGTGCTAACTGATCGTATAATAGTTTTGCAGTTGGATATTGTGTGTTAGTAGATGATCCACTAACGGATGTTACTTTATTTGCAATGTCCTCTGGTACATAACTAATATTAGTGTTTAGTGTGTCCCATTTAGAAGAAGTCTGCGCTGGTGTATCTGTATTTGCTATTAAATAGTCACCTACTTGTATCGCAACACCTCCAAGTGTCCCAGCTACCGAAATTACAAATACATCGGCTTTCATAATAGCACCACCAGTACCACTACCGCCAGTTGTTGGATATGTATTTGAAGACGCATTATAAGCGCCTCTGTAATCCATTAACCCAGTATCGTTATCTTTTAAAACTAAGTTGCCAGACGCATCAAACCAATATTCTGTATCTACAACTAAAACGGTTAATCCAGTATGGCGATAACCTACTGGTATTTGTGACAACACTTCTGAGGTAGTTGTATAAGGCGTATTAGATGTATTAAAATATTTAGCATCTAAAGGCTTTGCAGCCTCAACGGTCATGTTTTTTTGTAATATTATTGGAATCATACCGTTATATGTTTTGTGTATATAATGTAAACAACTTCTTCCGCTATCAAAGCATTACCAGTTAATGTAATAGAGCCAGTCAAAGCATTAAAAGCATACATAGAAGGCAACAAAGGCTGAACCTCTCTTGTCACTTGCACTAATGTAACTCCAACTAATTCAGAGAGATTAAATGTGTTTTCTGCTCCCACTCCAACGTACTGTACTCCGTAAGTAATGTAGTAAGATGTGCTACCACCAGTTGTTGGTGGCGTATATGGTGGATATATCCCCCCATTTCCAGCGCCTCCTCCGTTTCCTTGATCAAGAACAATAGACAGAACGCTCCCATTTCTCTGTGTTGATGTGGCATATATAATACTATTTGTTGTAGATGTTACGTTTACCGCTTGATCTGCCGTTAATGTTTCATCCCAATAAAAGACCTGACCGCTATATGGTACATAATTAACATCTGAAATATTATTGTCATTCAAAAACTTAAATAATAAATCAAACGATCCGTAAGTGTTTAGACACAAATCGAAAACACTTTGTCCAGTAACTGCCTTATATTGTAACATTTGCGTCTACCGTTAAAGTTCCAGTTGAATCATATCCAATAATAGGTTTTGCGTCGTATTGATCCGCTTTTAAATTGATCTTCATAGACCTGGTAAGTTGTGGTACAACGTTACGACCTTTTAAATAAGTCAGAATACCTACTCCTTCAGTAAATGATTCTTTCCACCACCCAGCACAAGCATTGATAGTATCTGCAATATGCTGCTCGTCACTATTTGTCCAAACAAGATCGTTGTTGTAAATATATACATCATTATTAATCAAAGATATGTCTTGTCGTGTTGCCATTATATACCATGTTTTACAGATGAATTTTCAATATCTAACGTCGTTGTCGCTGGGATTGTTTGTCCAGACCAAGCCGCCGTACTTGCCTTTAATGCCGCACCTCCATCAGAAGGTACAACCACCCAAGAAGCAAAAGCAGACTTTAGTGTATTTAAATCGTTTTCAAGTTTATTAAGTTTAGCGACAAGTTCTGTTCCTTGCACTAACCCTCCCATGCTGCCATCGTTAAAAGTAATACTATTATTTGATATTATAGTAATGTTTTCGATCTCGCTATACTGACAGATAAAAGGTTCTACCGTCTGCGAATAGATTACTTTTACCACGCTGCCGACAACTGGTTCGATCAACAAACCATCATCAACCACCGCCATTAAGCATACATCATAAATTACAAAATCAACTGATCCATCAATGGCAGTCACCTCGCAAGTTCTTGCGTCAAGATCAACACTATTTATCGTCGCATTAATATAACTAACTGGGTTTAATTTATGCGCTCCAGTCATCTTAGTTACCGCCTCAATTATAGACCTATCGCTCATAATATAATTTTATAATCAAGTTCAATAGCTTGTCTTATGCCGTTATTACCAGCCGTATATTCAACGCCACGAACTCGGTATGTTCCGTTACGTTCTGGAAGTATTGGATCAACGAAGGTAACTAAGTCGCCCATCTTAACATAAGGCGTTCCAAATGTTACAAATTTACCCTTGAATCCAGAATAATAATATTTCTTAATCTGCGCAGTTGCAAGTGAAATTAATTCTTCTTTTGTATTAGCACCCACATAAGGAAGTGTCATTCTTTCGCCACCAGTATTCGGTGGGTATTGGTTGTCTTTAGTTTTATTAAAGATTATCGGCGTGTCGCTTCCATTCTGCAAAGTTAATAAGACCTCAATTCTTGATTTTTTAGTCTTTGCTTTGCCATCTTTTGTTGTCTTGCCAGTTGCTTCTTCAACACTATTATGTGCCAATATTGAAAGAACGACATCTTCTTTTCGTTTATATTCCAGCGAATCTGAAATAATATCTTTCTGAAAAGTAAAAGTGTATTCTTGGCTCTCTGATTCTTTATATACAGATATTCCTACCCTTAACTCATTGCCTTTAAAATATGCCTCAAACTTAAATTGTTTTCGTAATCTGGCTAACACCTCCGCAACGGTTTCTCCGCCAACTCGGAATGCTCCAAAATTGGTAGTTGTAAAAGCAGTAACGGTAAATTGCGTATCTTTTAACAAATACCTCATTATATCTTCCAGACTATCCTTCGATGTAAAAGAATGATTTGGCACTTGTATTTGTTTAAGTTGCCACATATTGTCCTCAAACTCTATTTCGATTGGCTTTTTACTCCCAACCTTTGAGATATAACCTTCAAATAAATGTTTACCAGTCTGTGCATTATATGTGCCTTCTAAAACTTCTTTTCCGCCTTTTGGATAACGATAGCCATAGTCGCAAGTAATTTTATCACCACGCATAAATAACGGTAACGTATTACCATAACCGCCAATGCTTACATTTGTTCCATAAATAGGAACAAGTTTATTATTTGCATCTCGGTAGTAAAGATTTTTAGGTATAATCAATTTTCCCGAATTGGTTAAATCACGCCAAGTGTCTGAACACGACAATTCGTTAACAAAATCAAAAGTTAAGACCTTATTTCGTGGTGCTTTACCTTCGATCTGTGTAAGTTGCTGAATGGTTACCGATGTGACAACTCTTAACATTATAAGCCGCTTATTTTAAGTTCTAAAGGTGTGTCTGAAATTCCACTAAGCGCAAACGTTTGATATGAATAACCGCCCTCGTCTTGCTCAAAAGATGAATTTTCAAACACTATTGAATTAATGCCTAAATTAGTTAAAAATTCCGAGTAAACTGGAATAGCCATAGGTGCGTTTAGCATATCCTTTAAAGCCGTAACCGCATCAACTGGATAAACACCATTTGTGCCAGTTATAACGCCTTTAAAACTTACTTGTGCATCGCCTTGACCAATGTATTCCTTTACCGTTCCGTCACGACCTTGAATCTCTGTTTTGATTACTCTTTTGGGAAAAGTGACAGACACCAAGATAGCTTGAAAATTCAAAACAGATGTTGTAATTTCCTTCCCTTGATTATTAGTATATACGACAGATGCAAATGACACATCTCCAAATACCGATGTATCAAGATCAGATGTTATGCTTGTCGTTGTTTTTGGCGTATAATATCCATCTAATTGCCCATTATATGGATTAGATGTCGCAGCGTTTTTTCTTGCCTCAGTTGCTATATTAACGGCAATGATTCCAGCCGTTCTTGCGCCAATTAAAGCGTATTGCGCTGGCGTTACTTTAGGTATTAAAAAATCTTGTGCCATATTTTTAGTTATCTGCTACCATTACTGAATCGTGAGTTGCACCAGTAAGAATAGCGGTTACTTTAGTCTTTAATTCGTCAAATCCTTCCTTAACATTGGTTGTCGAAATAGTAAAGCCTTGAATTAAAGGTGCATTATATGCAACATGAATGTTAATTGTCTTTTGGCCTTCTGCTTTTGTTTTAGGTGTTGCAACTTGGTCAAGTAACGGATTTTTAACTTTTGTTCCTTCTCCAAGTTCTGCTTGATCGGTCAATGATTTGCCTATTGCTTTGTCAGCATCTGAACCATACATTAAATAACCTTTTGCACCTTCACCACCAGCATTAAATCCTTCTTTTATATTTCCAACCGCTTTTGCAACTTCAGCCATTCCTTGAACCATCTTAGCTGGGTTAAAAAGACCTTCAACCAAATGACCAAGACCAGTAAATAAATCTACAAAATTTGCCCCGAATGCTTTTATTGCTCCCCAAGTTGAATCAAGGACTATTCTCACCGAATCAAAATGCTGGTATAATTCATAAACAATGGCAACTAAAGCCGCAATTCCAGCAATAACAAGACCTATTGGGTTTAATTCCATAGCAGTATTTAAAGCATATTGGGCCGATGTTAAAACACCTAATCCCAATGCTCTGGTATATTCGTATGTTGTCATTGCAATTGTCCACGCTGCACTTACCGCTTTTATTGCTACATAACTTTGCTCAATAGTCATTGCTGCTAACGTAGCCGCTTTATAAGTTACATAAATGCCTACAAGTATTCCTAATGCAGTAGCGTGTTCCGCAATAAATTTTACAACATCTTTTATTGCTTGTGCCATTGATATTAGCGCTGGCATGATCTTTTTTAATATTTCAGTTGCATACTCTCCGACCTCAACTTTAGCAGAACCAATCATCTTGTTAAATCTTGCAATTGGATCAGCATTAAACATTGCTTCTGCAACACCTGCATAACCCGAATGTGCTATTGCATCCATCATCGCTTTTTGTGCTTCGATTAAATGTCCACTTGCTTGCAAATGGCTTATCTTTTCTTTTTCGGAAGCAGTAAATACAACGCCATAACGTGACATTTTAGCAAGTCCATCAATTGGACTATTTAATGCTTTGCCATACATAATAGCCGTTTCACTTAAACCATGACCAGTTTGTTTAGATAAGTCCGCAACTAATCCCATTGATTGCTGAAAGACATCTTTACTAATAGCTGGGAATGTAAGTAGTTGGGATTGCATATCTATCACCTCTGCTCTACTATTTTGAATCTTGCTTGATAAGTCTTTTGCAAAGCCGCCAAGTTCATCCATGCCAAGACCAGCAACTCCCTTAGTTGATCGCAAGTTGGCTTCAACTTTGGCGGTTGCCATTTCTAACTCATGGTATTTTTCAACACCTTCCTTGATAAAGGTTGCTATCTCAAATACTCCAAATGCAACACCTAAAGCACCAAGCGCAGACTTAACGCCTCCGACTGCTGATTCTAACTGGTTGACATGATTTTTAGCATTGTCAACTCCAGCACTAAGATTGTCTCTGACACCTAAAACATATTCGACTAATGTACTCATTATGAAAATTTAACTTGGTGAACGACTTCAAGATAGTATTTTGTTTGCACCCACGCAAGGCAAAATTCCTCTTCGGTCAAGTCTGTTATATTAACATGAAGGCAGCCCCTTATGAGAGCTGCCATTCGTGCGTGCGGCGCACTCGAGTTAGTTATTTCTAAATCCGCTATTTTTTTTTAAACGAATTTTGGACAATAGAAATAATCGGTACGCAAGCGCCAGTCATCCCCAATCTGTAAGCATCGCAATCTGATGCCGTTGAATAAGTTCTTGGATCGCTTTCTTCTTGTATTGTTAAGGCAGAACGAAGTTCATCACCAGCAGCAAAGATGCCAACCGTAGCGATTTTATCCATCGCATAGATTTTTTGAATATAGTTGGGTTCTTTTAAATAGCCTACGATTCTCTCTTTTGTGGTTGATTCGATAGCTATATAAACGTGAACCTTGCTTACTCCGTACTTTGTTGCCAGACCAGAAGCAATAGCCTCGTAAGAAGCTACTTCTTCGTCTGTCAATTCATCACTTAATATTACTTCTTGTTGTTTGCTCATGTTGTTTGTTTTTAATTGTTATCGAGAAATTGCTGCAATAATTAAAGGTATTTTAACCGTTAACTTTGTATCGCCTTCTTTAGCATTAAAAGGGTCTTCTAAAAATTCAACTCCTCTAAGAATGTCAGTAGTAATGTCAGCAACGCTATTTCCGTAAATAATAGATACAGGAAACCAACCGATAGCCAAAGGATCACGACTTGGTGCAGCGTTAATTATTTTCTTCCACTCATCGAGATAGATTTCAATAGAGCCTTCATACTCTTTTTTACCATAACCCCGAGAAACTGGCTCTTGACCACTTCCGTAGTTATTCGTTTTAATTTGCTTGGTCTTGTATTCAATTGATACAATACCAGAAACTGGAACGCCGAAAAGTACAAATTCAATCGTACTCCAGCTATATGCTATACCGTTAATTAATGGTGTCATAATGTTTATTTAAATGAAATTGGTACAACAATGTTTCTTGCAATGCCATTCTCGTTAAGAACTATATTTATCACCAACTGACTTGCAGTAGTCACATTCTGTGTAGGATCAATGTAAACATCTGAAGGAATTACTTCGCCCAAATCTTGATCTCTTGACATTTGATATAGTGGCTCAATTGCTTGTCCTTCTAAAAATTTAACCGTTGTGTAGCTAATGTACCATCAGCATTCTTCAACAATTTACTTTTTAAATAAGGAATAAGAGCGGTATATACACCTCTGATTGCCTTGTCAATTACACGATTGTCGTTGATATAAGCATAGTCAGAAGCCGAAGTGATAGCACAATGGTTGTCATTAAAGTATGTACCAGCATAACCAACGTATGTCTGACCAAAGATATGGCGTTTAGCATCAATAGCATCAAGTGCTGATTGACTTAATAATGGATCACTCAATAGTTGACCATTTGCAAATGCTGGAACATCATCCTCAGTACCATCTGAAAGGTTGAATTTTGCAGGCTCTCCAAAATCTTCACTAACCGCAGATGCAGATAAAATACCTAAAGCAATACCTAAATGAGTAATTGATTTGCCAGTAGTTTTAAATAAGTAAGCACCAAGTGCAGCACCATCTTGACCAATTATAGAAGATACTTTATTCGCAGTTAACAACGATACATCAGCAATAGTGGTGATGTCAGTAACGGCAGCAAGATTACCAGCGTAAAGTGCTGACAAAGGTTTGTGATTAGCATCATTGTAAGTAACAATGGTAGTATTAATCGCAGTTAAATCACCAGAAGCGTAAACCGCATTTTTATAAATACCTACTTGGCGAATCTTGCCATTTGCAGCAGTCTGAAGTAAAGTAATTTCAGAAAATGTATAGGTGGATGGGACTGGGAAATATCCAACCCAAAGTTGGCCAGATGGATTTCCTCTGAAAAATTCCGCAACATGATAATGAGAAACTGCCCTTTCAGAAGCAACACCACCAGTAAATTGAGTAATTGTGCCAGCAATTGTACCAACAATTGTTTTAACTAAAGGTGTTCCAGTATTTAAGAAAATACCAAGACCAGCCTTTGCGGTAATAGTGACCGTTGCCGTAGTAGCAACCGCAGTATAACCAGTTGTTTTGGTATTTGCATTAATAGCCGCAGCAATGTTAGTTGCAAGAATATTTACCGTTGTGTCACCAGCTACTTTTGTGTATGTTGCAAGCGTAACGACAGAGTTAAAAGGTTCTGTAACCGTCAGTGCAATAGTATCTCCAGTAGCACCAGCAGCAGTTACAAGTAAACTTGCAGTCGCTTTTGTTTCATCTGAATAATCAGCTACGATACCAAGACTTTCTGCTTGTACGACAGAAAAAATTTGCTTTATATTAGCCGTTGTTGTAAAACCAGAAGGTAAGGTCGCAGAATAAATAACTAAACCAGAGATGTAATCTTCTCCAGCAGCAACTCTTTTAGACGCTCCTTGTCCTTTGATAAAAGTTATATCACCTCTCATTATTTTTTATTTTTTTTTGGTGTGTCAATACTTGGCTCACTTATCTCGTTACGAGTAACTACCTTCTTGCAGCCAGATACGTTTTCAAGATGAAAGTGACCATCGTCTGTAATATAAAGCACTTCAACGTTTGGAAGTGCCTCAAAAATAGCGTTATAGTCCATTTCGTAAATTATAAAAAGGAAAGGGATTTTAACCCCTTTCCAATATTATAAACTATGCAGTAAATGTACCAGAAGTCAATGTTGTGAACAAGAAAACTTCTTCAGAAAAGCCGTACTGAACATCAAATTTCATCAATCCCTTTAGGAAGAATTTCTCTGAGTTGTTCTGCAATCTCATTAATTGAAGGTTGTTATCTTCGGTGCTATTCATTCCAACATAAAGGTTTGAAGAAACATCATCAAGACCTTCGCAGAATAAGATAGTATTTACTGGAAGTCCAGCAAGAGCAATGATTTCATAGCCTTTGTAAAGGTTGATACCACGATCAGTTGTGTTAACACCTTTGTAAATTAAAGAAGTAGTAATGTATGTCTGATAAATGTTTTCAGAATCAATTGACATAAAGAACTTTAGTCTTTGGTAACGAGTTGGGCGGCTTAATAGCGCTTTCTTGTTAGAAGCAGCAAGTTGAATCAGAGCATCCATCGCAGAAGCAATGTTGTAAACTGACCCAGAAGAAGCAGCAGCACTTAATGGAAGCGGTGAAGCAACTTTTAATACCGCACTATCAGCAACCATCTTTTTTAGGAAACCATCAAAGAAACAGATTTGTCCGTTTCCAGAAGTACCAGGCGTTGCAGTATAAGTTGTTGAACCCATCCAAAGACCATTTTCGATTTGCTCAAAAGCACGACGAAGGCCAATCTGCATCATGTAGTTTTCAGCAGTTACTGGAAGTTCACGAGCAAGAAGTGTTGGAGAAAGTTCTTCAGCCAACCAATGTTGTTCGTAATCTCTTGGGTTGAACTCAGTATAGACCATTAAGTCTTTTGGAGCAAGTACACGACCATCAACGGTAAAAGTACCAGAAGTAGTTGGAGTTGCTGCTCTTGTTTGTAATGGGTTTGCAAAGTCTACACGACCAATGGTGTGTTGCTTTTTAATTCCGTCTTGAACATATACACCGCCTTTAGCGATAGTGTCCATACCGAATGTTGCTGGAAGCCAAAAGTAGGAAGCAAATGTTCCCGCATAGGAGGTATCCGAAATAGTTAATGCCATAATTTTGTGTTTTTAAATTGTTTTTTATATTAAATTCTTCCTTCTCTACGAAGTTTATTTTTGATTGCAAGACCCATTGCAGAAGTTGGTAGATCATTAGCCGTTGTTACTTTGTTTACAACTGCATCAACCTTTACCGCTTCTTTGTTTAATGGTAATGCTTCAAGCATATTTTTAGCTGAATCAAAATCGTTTTTAGCAAGGTTAATCCAAACCGCTTTTACTTCTTCTTCATTCTTAATTCTGCCAGCTTTTGCATAGCCATCAACCATGTTCGTGGCTTTGTCAATTTTAGCATCTTCTTCTGCTTTTAAGCTATTTTCAGCTACTGCTTCAAGTTTGCTTTTGCAGTCCTCATACGCCTTGTTTGCTGCGTCTAATTCCGCTTTTAATGCAGCCAAAACTTCATCGTCTTTAGCTACTTTGTTTAAGACTTCGGATAAGTCCGTTTCTGCTTTCGCCGCTCTGTTTTCGAGTTCGTCTATTGCTAAAACGATACTTTCCTCAGTAGCCGCATCAGTCAGAGATAACCGATTCGTTACTTTTGTCATAATAATTTGTTTTTGATTAATTACTTTATTTAACACTAAATTACACTCTTTGTAAAATTCAACAGAGTTACTAATTTTCTTTAGGTATTTTGTATTCTCACCGACACTCGCTTCGATACTATCGCAAAGGTTCATGCTTAATGCCTCCTCTGCTAAGATAAAAGATGTTCTGTTCATCATTGAAGCGACTTCGCTTTCGCTTGTTCCGCAACGTTGAGAAACCATCGTAATGATTGAAGCCTTCATTGTTTTAAGCATATCGCTATTATCACCTCCAAATGGATTGTGATACATCAACCAAGCGTAGTCAGTCATTACACGTTTACGACCAGCCTGAAAAATTACGCCAGCAATTGAAGCCGCAGCACCTTGTGCGTAAGTATCAACTGGCGTTTTAGATTTAAGAATAGCCGAATATATTGAATAGCCATCAGTAACTACTCCGCCTGGACTGTTAATGTAAACAAGAATGCGTTTCTTGCCCATTGTATCAAGTTGAAGTAACTCTTGCTGGAATAACCCACCATCAACACCCATTCCGTCAGCGTCATCATATCCGATGTGCTTATTAAGAAGCATGATAGGTTCGTCAGCCGTTGGATCAATGCAGTAAATCATAGGGTTAAAATTAGGTTTTATTAATGCTCTTAATTAGTTGTATGCTACAAACGACCTTGTTTTTTTTCTGTTTGTAAGATACGATCACGCTCTTGTATTGGCATATTATCAAAATTTTTCTTAATTATAGCTGCTACAACGCCCGATTCACTCATGCCAGTATAAGCAGCATAAGATTTTGTCAACCTCGCATACAATGGCGGAAGATACGTTCTAATTGATTGTTCGTTTTTGTTGTTCATTTTATTTGTGGAATAGTATATAATCAAAATATAAACTTTGCGCTCCACTTGAAGCCTCCCGAATATATAAGGTAAATTGCGTTGGAGTTCGATCTTTTATGACCCAATATACGTTTGCATCAAGTGATAAAGTACCAGCACTTACCATACTTCCCATTACATAGTAGTCACTTGTGCCTACCGAAAAGCCAGTAATAGTATAAGATACGCCACCAGAAGGATCGAATGCTCCAGCAGTACCCGAAGCCAAAACTGGATTAAGATTACTTGACGCTGGAACGTTAACTATAATATTTGGATAAGTACCGCTCACAGATGCAAGACCAGTACCGCTTATGTTTACTTGTGCTGGAATAGTAAAGTTTAAAAACGTTACGCCAGAATAATCAGATAAGCCAGAACCCGAAGTTCCAGAACTGATCAAAACCTTTCGCACATTGTGAACGTTATGCGTTGACAGATCGCTAAATGTAACTGGATCAGCATTTGTAGTATATTGCGTTACCGCAAGTGTACATACCGCAACATTTATTCCAGAGATACTAAACGAAGCCGCATCAACTAAAAATATCTCTCCGTTATAAAATACCGCACCGCCACCGATGATGTAGTTTGAGCCAGCGCCAGTATTCTTGCAGCCGTTCAATACATATACCGTTGAGGTGTTATAAGTAGCACCTATCAACCCTTGAACAATAGACCCCAATGCTTCGTAGTTGGCGTCTTGCAAGAATTTCAAAGTGCCTTGTTTGATTTTGATTTGCGCCGAATCAGTTACGGCAGATACATCAAGTATTTTCATTAGATATAATTTACAATTGTAAAGTTAATAGAAGAAGGGATATATTGGCTTACAAAATTGGAAACCGATTTATAATTACTTGTCGTACTAATATTAAGTAACGAAGTAGGGATGTGAATGATAAAGTTATTCAAATAAACGTAAGGATTTGAAGTCCCAATATAATCAGAAGCCGTTGTTTGACCTACTGACGAGCAAAAAGGCTCTGTTTGACCAACAAAAAAACCATATTTAACAGAAGTATCGTTTGTTATATATATGTCGCTCTTTGTATCTGTTATTCCTTGAGGTGTCGTTGGCTGCCTAAATGTTCCGCTAAACTCCTTGTTAAGCGCATATTCAAGAACTAATTTGCCTCCGTTAAACAACACACGTTGTTTTAACCCGATAAAATTATCTGATTTTAAATACCAAGATGCAGCAACCGTTGGACTATCAGTATTTGCACTTTTTAATGACGAATAGACTTTTTTTTGATAAATAACCTCATCCCCATACGCATAAGTACCAGCCGTATAAATAGGAGCAGATGATCCTTCATAATAGGTGGTAAAAAAAGAATCTCTTGCCCACTGTAACGGTTTAAGCAACCCTTGAACAAGACCAATATTAACTGGGTATCTCTTGTCTGGCGGAAGCAACTCAATAGATGCTTGATTTATATTTACATTATACGTTGTCATTATTCAGCAATAAAATTAAGCGTGTCGTTTAATGTATGTCCTGTTGTTGTTTCTGTTGATACATAACCAGCCACCGAATTATATTGACGAAGTAAAGTCTGGCTATTGAAAATCAAATCTATACCACTTGCATAAGAAGTTGTATCTTCACGACCTCTTACATTTAATAATTGAACATCATTAACACCTTCAACGGTTCTAATTACTTGTTCTATATCGCTCATCTTAACTGCACCATTAAAGTTTGTCACCGATAAGTTAGACAAAAAAGTATTAATTGCAGTCTGAACATTAGCAACAATAACCGCAGAATATTGTCCAGAATAATAAATATTTGCGTTGATCATTAATTTATCAGAAGCCAACGAAATGATCGAATAATTAATGCCAGCAGAACCAAGCGTGTTAATATAGCCTTGCGCTGCTGCTATCTGTGGCGCATCTAAAGGAGAGAAAGAACCACTTACTGTTCTTGTTGCCTTAATGGTCACTACATTTGGCGTTGTAGATGTTACTGAACAAGCGGTAATTATTCTAAGCGTTGAATCCACTACTGGATAAACTGGAATAGTATTAACTAAAGCTAAGACTTGAGGGTTTGTAGCGCTATATTGAAAGTTAAACATTTGCGCTTGAATCCATAAAGGTGAAGCCGCAGCGCTCTGACTTGCAGTTACCTCAAGTGATAACTTTAACGTGTCCATTAGCTGCTCAAGATATGCCGTACAAGTAGCAAAGACAAAGCACAACAAACGAAGCATATTCCTTTTGCTCCAAGCCGTTGTATCAATAGTTATTCCAAGCGTTGCAAAATTCGTTGTTAATGCGCTCTCTGTTTGTAATTGTATATCCGAAACTGATCTTGCCATTAGTATTGATTATTAGGTATTATATAATAAGATTCGTCTGGTGTTGGTGGTGGCAATGTGCCGCCTATTGTAGTTGATGAATCCAAATTTGGATCAGAAGTATCAATGAATCGACCAGCCGCATCAAGATACCTTGAATTTCCAGAATCTCTGAAATGCGTTGTAAATTGTAAAACATAATGATACAAATTATCATGGTCATTGTCTACCGATTCACTTACACAAAGCATTGTTCCGCACCCAGTTGGCACATAGTCAATCAATTCAAGCAATAGCTTATCTCGAAGATCAAAGATAGTTAAATCTTGCTCGAAAGTAACTTCTGCATTATAATAGTCGTGTATCAAATGTATATTAATTGATAACTCCGCAGTTCTTACTCCAGCGCTTATGTTTACAAATGTAATCGGACTAACTAACTCAACAAATGCTGCTGGTCTTGGCCATTCGTAAATCTTACCCTCACGAATATCCCTAAGTTGATTGTTCCAAACACGACTATACAAGCCAGAATAACTACCTTCTTGATTAGGCACTACGATAGAATGTAACTTAGTTAATATATCTTGTAATGGTTCTCTTAACGTTGCCATATTTTGTCTACTATTTCTCTTATTTTATCAGTCTGCATCTGCGTTAATTCATCCGTTTGACCTACAAACTGGCGCTTCGGCATTCCTTTTAGTCCTTCATTATGTCTTGCTGCATAAGGCAAATCAACAACCATTCTTAATCTGTCGTCAGTTATTTCAGCCGTTCTATTCATTGCCGAAACCGCTCTCCTTAATGTGCCAGTTTCAACTAAGATAGGATTAGTTCTTGATCTTGCTCTTGGATATTTATACGCTTTATATCCTTGCATCCTTCTTTGTACGTTATCCCACTCAACACCGTTAAAACCTTGCTTAGTAAATGACTTTACAAAATAGTTTTGCGCTTGATTGCTTAATTGAACCATAACAGAACGTTGTGTCTGTTTTAGTTTTTTCAATATTTCATCAAAGCCAAACTTATCTTCAGCCATTACTTTAAAGTTAACATATAAAGAGTATGATTAACTAAACCTTTCATATCCGCTAAGATATTTAAAAGATCGGAATCTGCTTCGCTAACAATAGGCTCTGCATATTCGTTTAGAAATATCTGAAGGTCAATAAGGTATTTGCGTGCATCAACATTGGAATCAATTTTAATACTAATTGCTCCGCTAATCCTTCCATATTTTCCTTGATAAGTTTCAATAAAATCATCAGTAAAGCCGAGCCAATCAGAATAAAATGTGTCAAGAGCCTTATGCTCTGAATAGCTAAGTGTTTCAAGATGAAGATAATGAATCTGATCTCTTGCTTCTAAAAATCTTTGTAATACGTTTAATGCGGTCATAATTAATCTTCCTCTGGTATTGGTAAATTATAATTTTCTTTAGCGAATTTCTCGTCGCCTTTTTCTACTTCATAATATGGATGATCATCTTTAAATATATAGCCATCTTTGCCGGGATTCATTTTAAAAACATCATCCATATTGCCAGTTACTTCATCAACTGTTGCTTCTTTTTCATCATCTGGCGTTGGCGTGGCAGTATCTTCTTCTTGCGTTACAATGCACTCGCAATTAAAGTGATTAACTGGCATTACAGAATCCCAAATCGGATCATCCACCTTCGCCGTCATTCCATCCAATGGCGCACAAATATCACACGCATCGCCTATTGTTGAATACGTTAGATAAGGCAGAAGATCCTTATTCTTTTGGATTTCATTCCATTTTCCAGCCATCGTTGCTTGTGCTACTGCCGTATTATATTCTGTTTTTCCCCAGTTATTAATCCATTTATCGTATGTTTGTGAACCTATTTGATTAAATTCTTTTGATGTTCTACGTTCTCCATTTTCATTTGTAAGTAAAGAGGCAATGTCCTGTACCTGCTTAAATGTTTTGGCCGCAGAAAACATATAGATATTTGTCCTCAACTCTTGAAGCAACTCTAAATCTTTGCCTTCAAAGTCTGCTAACGTACCTCCAAAACCTTTATAAAGACCTTTTTTTAAATAATCAGCAATAGCAAAATATAAATCTTCTGGTAAGTCATACTCGGTAATTTCACCTTCGTATATGCTATCCAATAAATCTTTTATTTGCTTATCTGAATATTCCATTAAAAAATAGCTTTAATCTTGCTCCAAATTTTAAGCACAAATAATTTTATAACTCCGATTTCTTTAGCCGCTTCTTGCTCAACCAATTCACGCTCTTTAGTCAGTTCTTGCAGTACGTTAACCTTCCAATGGTTAATGTCTTCCTCGATTACTTTGATTTTCTTTGCCATTAGTGCTTATGATTATGTGAATTATAAATCTTGTCTAATTTATTTTTAATTTCTGGAGATAATCCTTTAGCCGCTGCCATAGGTTTTGGTATTGCAACTGGAATACCAGTTTGATCTGTAAAATAATTTGCCTCCATCGTCAACCCCGCTTGTTGCATAAGCACCGCTTGATTAATAATCTTGTCGTTCATTTCCATAATCTCCGAATCATTCTTTAATACCGCTTTTACATCGTCTGGAATATTAAATCCAAGTTTCCGCATTTTAGGTATTAAATCTTTATTTATGACATTGGAAATAAAAGCGCCATCTTTAGTCTGCTTATCTTCCATTGCTTGATCTGCTGGACTTTCACGATTTGCATTTCCAAGTTTGCCAGGAATACTATCTATTGCGTCAGCGTGTCCAAGAATGATCTTGCTTATTTTCTTTTCAAGTCTTTCCTCAAGGTTTGCATAACCTTTGTACCCAGTACCACCAAGAGCGGTTTCAAGGAATGTTATTTCATCTTCTGGATCAATCAACGCCCAGCCAGCAGAACCCATTTGTTGTATAGCGTTTGCCAATTCTGCACGCTCTGTTTCATTTGTTTTGCTTGTCTTTGCAACTCGGTAAGGTTGAGCAAATAGCTCTATAAAGTCACCGTTAAATCCTAACAAGTTTCTCAAGAATATCTCATATAATCCGACCTTATAAAGCAGTCCGTAACCGCTTTTACTTGTTCCAATGTCGTTATAAGTTTTTATGTAAACGTGCCAATCTGCGTATGGTTCTTCCAAAAATGGCGCACCACTAATTGAATAGGTAAAATTAGTCACGTTCAATCGATCTGGTGATATATTCCAACGTTTAATAATGTCCAAATCTGGAAATTCATCGTCAACTATATCACCCAAAGAGATTAAAGAATAGCCAAAGAAAATTGAATCCAACGAATAATTTAAAAATTTGTTAAACCAATCTTTATTTTGATTCTTACCAGCAACAACATCTTGAAATAATTCAGTTGCCTTTTCATCAACCTCTCCTTTTTTATTTACAAATTCCCATTTGCGCAATAACGTTAAATCTTTGCGCCTTTCCATGCAAGCAAAAACATGACCATTATTGATTGTGTCAATATATAGCTTTTGCGCCTTTACTCGGTGCGGATACCAGACATTCTCCGCCTCTTGCAATACCTCACGCCACGAAAAGACATCTTGCCTAATACGTTGTAATTGTACGGGAGCAATAAAACCAGCAAGGTTCTTTGTTGGATCAATACTTTTATCTCTTGAAAATGGATTAAGCGAAAGGAATATGTCTTGTATATTTGCCATTTTTAGTATTGATTAATAGTTTTAGTGTTACCACCAAAGCGAATACGATGACCTTCGCCTGGTTGAATTACTGGCATTTCTGCCGTTATATCTGTTCCGTCTGCTGCGCTTTGCAGCCAGCCTAAAGCCGAATATGTAGGATAAATTACCCGACCAGCTAAACTGATGCGATCTTCATGCACTCCCATATAGCGATGAGTTCTCAATTCGGGAACATTTCTTGGACTAATACGACAATGAGCATGATATAAAGCTATATCTATGCAGATCATTAATAGCTTTTGATCTCTGTTATCTCCAGCAATCCAATAAGTTGTATTTGAAACGATAGTGCTTGATGGGATTAAATAACTTACACCAACACCCCAATATTGTACGCCTTTTGTTGCATCATCTGGGAATATATTAACGGCTAACGAATCAACTGGAGTATTGATCTGAAGTTGTGCCGCATGATCAAGAATACTGGTTGCAATACGGCAAGTATATGTTTTATCTCTCCACCAGACTTGATCACCAATAGCATAAACTTTTTGATAATCAAAAATAGGTTGAGGATATAATCCGTAATAGGTTGCCCATTGTGCGCCTACTAATGTCCAATGTGCCGCATTCCATGCTTCAGCAACAACAATAGCAGTCGTACAAGTATATACATTGCCATTATACAATGTATATTTACCAATAGTGTATGTAATTAAGGCATTGTAAGCGGTTGCGTTAAGATAGACCGTTTCGCCAGCCTTATAAGTCGAGGCAAAATTATATTGCGTAACATTCTCAAATGCTTCTGTTACATCGTATTTTTGCTTCAAATAAGACTTGCATTCTTCAACTGCTGCCTTTTGTATGCCATCAAGAATAGACTGATTGCCACCGATAATAGCTTGAAGATTGTCCGCTTGTATCTGTTTAGCGTAATCGCCGTAAAATAAAAAAGAATCCATAATTTTTGCCGTTATGTTGTAAAATTACATTATTTTTTTATATATACGCATTTCGAGATATATTTTTACCAAGCGTTGGAATTATCACTCTGCCGCCTCGTTGGTATTCGTGGAATTTATTAGCAAATGCTGAACAAGCAATATAGTCAAATAAGTCGGAATAGTGACCAACCTTTTGAAACCTTGCTCCAGTTTGCGGATCACTTCCCATTTCTTTTAGCTTTGTTCCGTCAGCAGCCTCCTTTAAGTTAATAAAATCCGTTATAGCAGTCTTGCAGTTTTCACCTATTATGAATGTAAGACCTCCGACATTCTTCTCAAATACGGTATTGATCCAATTACCACGCATAACCACCGAAGGATTAGACGATAAAACTCTATTTGTTGGTTTAAAAGGTGCTAAATAATCAACGATTAACCTAAAGAAGTTATAACCCTTCTCTAATTTAGTATCTTGCTTATTTGCGGTTGCATCGCCATATATGAATAAGCCAGATTGATGACCAACATACCTTCTGGTAAATTCTGCGCATACATCTTTTACAGTGTTGCGTGGTGTTATGCCACTTATCTCATCAATCATCATCAACGTATCGCCTTGAATCTGGAATATACCACAAGGCAAGTATGGATTAACGTTGTCATCCCAGCTGATATGTAAAGGTAAATCTAGATTGTATTTAACTGGTTTAATGTGCTGGTTGATCTCAAAGCATTTATAAAACTCGCCTCCAGTTTTTAGTTGAACGTTCCAGTTGCCCTCAACAAATACCATGTACTCGAACTTAGGTAAGTTGGCAAGGTTGTCAATGTATTCTTGCGGCAAAAAAGGATTATCGGTTATTTTAGCTGGAATATATTTCCATTTAACTGGCAATGTATTATTTTCCCATCTGTCATATACAACATCTTTAACCCATCCAAACGTAGGATTGCAAGTGGCTAAAATGATCGGTTTTGGTTGTGTCGTGGTGTTCTTAATTATCCAAGAGCCAGCACGTTCAAAAGCCTTGTTGAATGTTTTTTGTTGGCATTCGTTGATTTCTTCAAATAAAAAGCCGTTAACCTCCAGACCACGCATCCAGTCAAGGTCTTTGTCTTGTGCGTAGTTCTCACTCTTAAATAATATAGTTGATCCGTTTGGGTGTGTATATTCGTATGGTGATTGCTTTAATGTTCCCGCTGGTTCTAACTTTCTAAAAGATGGAATAGTCGTTGTTCTTATCTTCTCCATATCTTCACGAATAACGCACCATCTGGAGTTGGGAAATATTTTGCACATAACAAGCAAAGCGGAAAGACCCCATACTGTTTTACCGCCTCTAATTGCACCACCATATAGAACGAAGTTAAAATCTCCGCTACTAATGGCATTCATCGCCTCTGCTTGCTTTTCTGTTAATTCAAATTTCAATCTCTTTATCTCCCCATTTAATGATTGTTGGTATCAATGGCGCACCATCTAATCCAGTAATTTCTGTTGTATTTGTTGCTTTGCCTATTCCCCGATCAAGCATCTTTTCGATAATGTCAAAACCTTTGCCAGACAAAATAGCCTTACCAACTATTCTTATCAATGCTGGTTGCGTTTTGTCATTTACTAAAATGGTAAGTTCTGGAACTGGTATGTTTATTAGTCGTAAATAACAAGAAGTTATATCACTTTTTGTTGCCTCTAAATATCCGTCATCTTCTAACTG